TTTTAGTACGTGATAGAGAGTGAATGCTTCATAACCAGTCATGCTATAATTATATCACAAATCAAATAGGAAGTCTACGTGTTTTCGGTAACATATTGAGTTCTTGTGCATCAATTTCCACTTTTGATTTCAAGTCTTTGTTTACCAGACTGGATGCTAATTCAATTTCCATACCAGTCATATTACAATACTCAATGATTGCTTCCATATAGTTGTAGTCTGTTCCAGCTACGAGTTTTTCAATCTCTTCCTGGAACTTAAACATTTCATCTTTTGTTGGCATTATTTTACAATCGTTTCATACAATTGTTCAAATTGTTCATGCACAGCAACTTCTTCATCATAGTTTTGTTTGTGATAAACTTTAACCAGACGATTCACAATATTCTTGGGCAACTTCAAGTCATCACAAATTTCTTTGATTGCTTCCTTAATAAAGTCTTTTTCGCCTTCCATGCGAATCATAGAATTGGAACACTCTTTCATGGCATCAAGCAATTTCTTGCGGTCAGCCTCACTAGAGATTTGATTAATACTAAATTGTTTTACAGCCATAATATACTCCTTAAACGAAACCCATTTTGCTACCAACTGTTTTGTTGGTACTTTGTTCAATTTGTTTGTTGAACACTTCTGCGATAGTCCAGCTATCACGCTTACCATCAAGTTTGACACCGATTTTCTTAGCCAATGCCTCGGCTTCTTTTTGTTTCAATGAATCAAAAGAAACAATGTCAAAACAACGACCAGGGCGAATCAACGCAGGATCAATGTCGCGGATACTTGGCAAGTTAGTTGAGAAAATCAACTTCTTACCTTTTGTGGTAACAAGACCATCGCCAACGTTTAGGAAACGATGCATCATGGTGTTACCATCGCTACGTGCTTTCAGGAAGTTATCAGAATCTTCAAGCACCATCACACCTGTTTCATCTTCAATGAATCGTGCGAACAGATAATCTTTCTCCAGAATTGCGGCATCATATGTCACAATAGCAGAGGAGTTACTGTGTGCAAGAAGACCACGGATGAAAGTTGTCTTGCCAGTTCCTGGTGGTCCAATCAACAAAAGAATGTTTGCATTAGATTCCAGATAACGGTCATAATAGTCAGTCAATGGTTCTTTGAGGAACGGATACATTTCATCAACAGGCAAACGATCCGCATTCAAAGGAACATTAACGCTATCACCATTTGCACCATACACCCATTCAATGTATGAGGTAACTTCTTCAAAATGTCTTAGAAACATGTCTTCAACATTTTCAATGAAGATTTTATCACCATAAGTCTGTGTGGTAATTGAATTAGAATTCACATCATAGCGAATGAAATTCAGACCTTCGGTGATGATAAGACCACTAGAACTTGTGAATTGAAGAATGTGGTCACCCTCAAATTCTTCTTCAATGAATTCTTTCCATTTTTGACGATTGCCATGCAATTTCAACTCCGAATTGTGAGTTGATATTTTCTTTTCTGACCGAGCATCAATCATTTGCATGTACAGCCAATCGCTGTAATCAGATGCGCCAACAAAAAATTTATCGTTTATACCTGTTTTCATTTCATTCATATTCATATCCGTTGCGTCATAAGTCCATGATTTCAAACTACGTTTTCTCCGTTTTCCTTTTGATTTAGAAACCCGATATTTCCTAGGTGCACCTTCGCCGATTTGTGATGCGGCCAGTTTCAATTCTCTAAAAATTCTATCTACTTCACTCATTTTCTAACCGTGGCTGCGTAAGTTATACAGATTGCATTCATGTTTGTTTCATATGCACACTTAACAGAAACTGGATCAACACCTTTGGCAATAGCCGCTTCAATGTTTTTTGCCATATTGTTTCTATCGTTTATATTATACATGAAAATACTTACAATAAACGTACAACAAACTATTGTTGCTGAGATGCATACCGTAATTAAGTTATTGTTCATTTTAAATGATTCCTTTGTTTCTGTCAATTTTGTCGCCTTTACTCTTGTAGAAAATATGCCTGCCAATTTGTTTCTCCCTTTTTAGTTTTGTCCAACCTGGATTCACATAATCAGCATGGTAATAAGTTGCACCGTTTGTTACATCGGTCATTCTTTCAAAATTCAAGAAAAGGTTTGTTGATAACTCTAAAATCTCATTATACAACAAAGTGTTCTTGATTGTCAATGTCTTACTGGTAAAATTGGTGTCACAATACCAAGAAAATTGGCAAGTGTTACCAGTCTTTTGCTTTACAACTCCGCATATGTCATTTGCATATCCAGACTGTACTCGGTTAAAGGTTACGAATGCTACCGCTTTCTTACCTTCATTTGGTTCATGCGCGGCTTCAAAATAAATGTTCTCAGCTAGGCATGTTACCTGTTTCTTTGCATCCATAGTGAGTGCATTGAATGTTGACTTCATTGGTAGAATGTTATGTGTATCAACATTCACTAATGATAATGACAAAATTATTGATGAAAAAATTATACTCAAAAGTATAGGTTTACTTCGCATCTTTTTCCTTTCTGTGTGTGAATGCCAGATAACTGGCATACCTCCAATTAGGATTTCTTAGAGACTTTTGGAGTTTCTATAGAAACGAAACCACTAAGAGAAACGAAACCATTAAGCACTTGTGCTTTGGCTATAATTTCTGTTTCGGAGGGATATGGCGGAAAGCCTGGGTGTGCTGGCGGTGTCTCGCCTTTGATTTTTGCAGATTCACATTGCATGGACCAATCGTTACTGATTTGTTCACGCTTACCATAATAATCATCTGATAGCATTCCTTGTGCCATTTTTAGTAGGTCAAGGCGTATCTCAAAAGGTGTCATGTTTGACATAGTTTCTCCTGTGTGTTAGTGTGTGTTAGTTTTTATTGAGAACTAACAAACTCTCATATTAAAATCCTACTGAGACTGTAAGTCCGACTGCACGATCCTGAATGTCTTGGTAGCTTTGGCTAACACCAACACCGACGGATACTTTGCTGATAACTGGCATGTCGTAACTAGCAAATACTACAGATTGTTTTGGATTTGCGCTATCCCAATTTACACGGGTCTTAGCACCAGCCATGGCAAAACCAGGACCAACTTTAACTCCAGCGTTTGCGCCAACTAGACCATATTCATATGGTTTTGCACCAGCGCCGCCATTATCAAAACCAACGCCAACGAATGGGCTGATACCGAAAACTGTTTTACCTGCGGTAAGTTCCAAACTATTGAACATAGATTGGTTGTCATTGGTACGAGCATTACGATTTTGTAATCCAAGATTCAAACCACCTAATGTAGTACCAGCACGGACATACTGTGCGATACTTTGTTTGTTACTTACACGGTCAGTAACTTGGTCAACACCATACGAAACAAAACCACCGGCTTGAGCGGCAGTTGCGATTGCAATTAAACTTGCGATTGCGATTTTCTTCAAAATAAAACTCCTTGTTAATAAATTGGTAGGTTATTCTGTTACGAGGAAACCTACCGAAACCCTAAGCCGAGTTTAGGCGGCTAAAGCAAAACTTTCGTCATTTGCATTTACGTTTTTTGCTTGATTTACGGTCATCGCCTACCGTGCTGTCCACGTATGTACTTGTTGCCCTGTCGAATCTAGGTCACCCCCATCAAAAGAATTATTGACTAACATTCCCCCGCATACTTCATTTCTGGTGCGGCTAATGCAAAAACTCTTTTGGTGGAGGTGGGGGGATTCGCACCCCCGTCCAGGACACTTTTCTCTTTGCTTCATACAGCAATAACATTAATTATAACACAACAAAACTAGTTTGTCAGGTAATAATTGTTTTTTTCACGATAAAAACTAATGTAATCTAGTAAAGTATTTATATGTTTTCTCATTGGCTCAATAAAGATGATTGGGTTATCTTCCTGTACAGCCATGATAACAACTATTTGGTCAATTCTTACACCAATCAATTCTTCATACATCAATGCATAAGCGGTACATTGAGCAAAATATGCAGGAATATCTTCGGCAGTCTTCACTCTGCTGGATGTTTTAAAATCAATGACAGAAAGAACACCATCATATTCCGCAATACAATCTACACGCCCAGCCATGCCAAGTTTTGTTGACCACAATGCACATTCTTGATAATGAATGTTGTTGATTTTGTTTAGATATGGTTGCACCTTCCTAAACAATTCTAAGGCATCAGGCATTGGTTTGCCCAACTCTTGATTGTTCAAATACTTTTCGCATAGCGTATGCATACGTGTACCACGACCAGAAGCAATTCGTGAAATACGATTTGCTTCCTCTGCACCAACACGTTGTCGCCATTCATAGATAGCTTTCTTGCCCATTGCACCCAAGACGGTTGTTACCGATGGTAATCTTTTACCATCTGGCGTTACATAAAATCTTCCATTCTCTAGTGTCTCGGATTTTAAGTCTTCAAGTTTCTTGGGTGGGCAATAGATAAACATAATTTAATTGGTTGAATCCTCATGTTGCATTTTAGCAAGGATGTAATCTTTCACAAGTGATGAACGAACAATGTCATCTGCGGTAAATTCAATTCTAGTGAATGCATTCATGTGCATTGCAATATCAAAGAATTTTAAAATACCACTCATATCATTTTTCTTTTTGTTCAAGTCTGTTTGGCGATAATCACCACACCAAATAATCTTTGAGCGGTAACCAACACGGGTCATAACAGTATCAATTTCTTCAAACGTCAAATTTTGCATTTCATCAACGATAATAATTGCATCATCAAATGACATACCACGAATGAATGATGTTGAAATGAATTCAACATATCCTTGTTCTTCAAGTCTTTGATACGCATCTTTGCGACCAAACAAAGTGTGGCAAATTTGTTGATATGGTTGCTGATAGATTTCCATCTTCTCCGCAACATCGCCAGGTAAGTGTCCCATTTCTCTTGATTGTACCGCAGAACGGACAATAATGATTTTATGAAATGGATTACTCTTATCTAAAACTTCTTCTAGTGCTTTGTATAATGCACAGAATGTTTTACCTGTTCCTGCTACACCGTGTAATGCTACAAAATAATCGCCTCTCTTATATGCATCAAAAAATAATTTTTGATTGTTTGTTAGTGGGTCAAAAGTCTTTAAATCATCTATTCTGATTTTTAGTGCATTCGTTGGTTTTGTTTGCACATCAGATTCATCAACAAGTCTAATTCTTGTATTTGCTTTTCTTGCCATGAAGACCCTCTATATTTTTGATGCCATTATCCCTTTGTGTGTTTTTTAATCACCTGTTCGGTTCTGGCTTGTTTAATGGATTTTCTTCCGTGCTTATCCGCAACTGCACTAGCAGGATGAGCCTCAGAGATTTTTGAAAGAACCTCTTTGAACCCATCGGGAACACGGT